ACTGAGTCAGGCAACCAAGCTGATGGTTCAGGTAGCTTTGGACGTAAAGCACAGCGTAAAGTTGTTATACAAGCGTTACAGGCTATGGTTAATAGTAATGATGATATTAGAGATGATGAATCAAGACTATTTAACATTATGGCAACACCAGCGTATCCAGAGCTAATTGGCGAAATGGTATCACTAAACTATGATAGAGGACTAAGTGCATTTATCGTAGGTGATAGCCCAATGAGATTAACACCAGATGCTACTTCACTAAATGAATGGGCAACTAACGTTCGTAAGGCTGTAGAAGATAATGACGATGGCTTAGTAAGTTTTGATGAATACTTAGGCATTTACTATCCAGCAGGCTTTACAAGTGATAACGCAGGTAACAACATTGTTGTTCCAGCATCACACATGGCGTTAAGAACTATTGCACTAAGTGATCAGGTATCGTTCCCATGGTTTGCACCAGCAGGTACAAGACGTGGTGGTGTTACTAACGCAACAGCAGCAGGTTATATTAATAGCGAAGGCGAATTTACAAGTGTAGCACTTAACGAAGGTCAAAGAGATACACTTTACGCACAAGCAATTAACCCAGTTACATTCCTAAGCGGAAGCGGATTGGTTGTATTTGGACAGAAAACAAGAGCAAGAAATGCAAGTGCATTGGATAGAATCAATGTAGCACGTTTAGTTGTATACTTACGTAGTCAACTTAACAAACTTGCAAAACCTTACTTGTTTGAACCAAATGACAAAATTACAAGAGATGAAATCAAAGGTGCAGCAGAAAGTCTAATGTTAGAACTTGTTGGACAAAGAGCACTTTATGACTTCCTAGTTGTATGTGATGAATCAAACAACACACCAAGTAGAATAGATCGTAATGAACTATATCTTGACATTGCAATTGAACCAGTTAAGGCAGTAGAATTTATATTCATTCCACTTAGACTTAAAAATACAGGAGAAATTGCAGGACTTTAATTAGGTGATAGACCCCTGAAATATGGGGTCGACACTTTGATAAATACTAGCAACAGGAGAAAAATAGAATGGCAATCTCAACATTATCAAAAATTACAGTTCCTTTAGCGAGCGATACAAGCGCAAGCAACCAGGGACTTTTAATGCCGAAACTACAATATCGCTTTAGAGTGACATTGGAAAATTTTGGTGTAACAAACGCAACAACAGAATTAACAAAACAAGTTATTGATGTTACCCGTCCTAACATAACATTTGAAGAAATTACACTAGACGTGTATAACTCCAGAAGTTACTTAGCAGGTAAACATACTTGGGAACCAATTACATTGAATGTACGTGATGACGTAAGTAACAATGTACAGAAACAAGTAGGCGAGCAACTACAGAAACAGTTTGACTTCTTTGAACAGTCAAGTGCAGCAAGTGGTATTGACTACAAGTTCCTAACACGTATTGAAGTATTAGACGGTGGTAACGGTGCAAATGAAGTAGGTGTTTTAGAAACATTTGAACTTTATGGCTGTTTCCTAAATAATGCTAACTACAACACACTAAACTATGCAACAAGTGATGCAGCTACTATTGCACTATCAATTAGATATGATAACGCAATTCAAACTCCAGTAGGACAAGGAGTTGGTACAACGATTGGCAGAACAGTCAACTCGTTAGTAACAGGCGGCGGCGTATAATAAACGCTAACTAGATTGCTATTCGAATAAGAAAAGGAAGTCGGAAACGTCTTCCTTTTTTTTATATACGTACTTAATCCTAGAGGATAAATATTAGTATGGGAAATAAGTTAAACGGATTCTTAGATAATTTTTTCGGCGGTGCTCTAAACCCTAAGGGTAACTTAGGCGACTTTGCACATGCCTCTAGATTGTATGTAGACGATGCATTCAGGCTTGCCCCTAAAACAAAGTTTCTTTATTTTGTAAATTTTAACTTTTACAAAGATGACAAGCACGATGTTTTAGCAGGCTTTCCAAAAATGAAAAATAGACATAGAGCAGAATTAAATATGCTCGTAAAAAGTGTCGACCTTCCACAATACAGATCAGCTGTTGAAGTAAAAAATGCTTACAACAGAAAGAAGAATGTGCAAACACGTATAGACTATACTCCGGTTAGTCTTACAATGCATGATGACAATAACGGTATAACAACTATGTTGATGGAAGCATATTATAGATACTATTATAGAGATAGCAACATATCAAATATTACAGCAAGTTATGACCCACGTTCAGCTTACAAAGAAGCAAATGGCAGAACATATAGATTTGGTCTTGACAACGATAAAATAGTACCGTTCTTTAAAGACATAAAACTATATCAATTCAGCAGACACGAATATACAGAATACACACTTGTTAATCCACTTATTGAAAGTTGGGGCCATGATACTATGGATCAAACAGACGGTTCTGGTATAGCAGAAAACAAAATGACTATTAACTATGAAGCTGTATTGTATAGTAGAGGTAAAGTAGGCGAAGATAGTCCTGCAACATTTGCAACAGATCATTACGATACTTCACCAAGCCCATTAAGTGTAGCTGGTGGCGGAGTAGCCAGCTTGTTTGGCGGTGGCGGTGTACTAGATGGTGCATCAAGTGTGCTAGGTGATATTACTGGCGGTACTTTTGGTTTAGGTAGTGTACTTAAACTTGCTAACACTGTTAAGAATGCGAAAAAATTAAGTAGCGATAGTCTTAAATCAGAAGGTTTAAGTATTTTGACTGGCGCTATTACAGACGTAGGCAAAAAAGGCTTAGGTGGTTTACCAGGTATATCAGTTCCTAAGTCTAACGGTAACGGCGGCAGTTCAGATACTACAACTGCTACATCAAATAGTGCAACTAATAATTCTGCACTTTCAGCATCAAAAGTTGGTTCAGCACAAGCAGCAAATAACTTACCAGTAACAACAGGAGATGGCGGATAATGGCACAAGGAAATTTACCACAACGAGGTTACAACAATAGTGACGAGCCAGTTAGAGAATTCTTTGATACATATTATCAAAACAAATTAGAATTTCCTAGCAATGATGTAGATGCTGTATTAGCATATTTTGGCAAACGTGGGTTTGAAGATAGAGCTAGTGCAAGTGTTGCTAGTACACTTTTACAACAAGCAAAAATAGACAATGTACCTGTATTTAGATTACTTGATACATTAAAAGGTTTAAATGAAAGTCAACTTAGTGCATTAGTTGCAGAAGTATTAAACTATGCTAGAGGAAAAACAAGTACTCTAGGTTTTCAAGTACCAATAGAAACTAACATCATAGAGTCCAGAAACATAGAAGTTTTTGAGGACTAGAAATGGGCAGATTCGCTCAGGGTAAATTTAATCTAAAAAATCCTGACAAATACTCAGGCAACAAAACTCCTACATATAGAAGTAGTTGGGAATTTGCATTTATGCGTTTTTGTGACGAACATCCGAGTGTAGCTCAATGGGCTAGTGAAGCAATAAAAATTCCGTATAGACATCCTTTTACAGGAAAGCATACTATATACGTACCTGACTTTTTTATAGTGTATGTAGACAGAAACGGCAAACAAAAAGTTGAACTAATAGAAGTTAAGCCAGCAAATCAAACAATTAAAGAAAAAGTAGGCAGATCAAAAGTAAATCAAGCGGCATGGGTAGTAAATCAAGCCAAATGGGGTGCAGCACAAGCATGGTGTAAACAAAAAGGTATCTTTTTTAGAATAGTAAACGAAGATGATATTTTCCACCAGGGCAAAAGAAGATAAATAATACTAGTAGTTAATAGGAAGTACTATGACGAAAAAATTAGAAGAAATGTTAGATTTACCAGAGTCTAAAGAAATAATACAAGAAGCAAAGGCCAAAGAAGAGTCTAAGCCTATCGCACAGCATAAAGAAACATTACGTGATATTGCTGAGTTTGATAAGATTAGTTCAGCATTACCTGCAGTAAAAGGGTTAGGCCAAATGGCAGATGTTGAACTTAATGACATTGCTGACAGAGCATTAACAGCATATGAAGATCTAATGGATCTTGGTATGAATGTTGAATCACGTTATAGTGGTCGTGTATTTGAAGTAGCAGGCGGCATGTTAAAAACAGGGCTTGATGCTAAGATAGCAAAACTAGACAAAAAACTAAAAATGGTTGATTTACAACTTAAAAAAGAGAAATTGGATAAAGACAGTGGCACCGGAGATGACAGTATGGTGAACGGAGAAGGCTATGTTGTAACAGATCGCAACAGTCTATTAGAGAAACTAAAAAACGTCCAATCAGATAAATAATATATATAGGAAAATTACAATGGCGTTTGAAAAATTTTTAGCAGAAGCAAAAAAGGTGTATCCTTTTAAAATCGGTATAGCTGGAGAACTTCCAGAAGGCTGTGAGGACATGTTGAAAACATGCTTAGAAAAGTATGGAGTTAACAACATAACTTCAGGTAAGAAAACACCTATTCAAGAACGTCCATTAGATTTTCCACAACTACAAAATATGGAAGTTACATATTTTGAAACAGAACTTAATTATCCAACAACAACTCAAGTACTACAAGAGTACTTAGGTCAATGCTGTGGTATAGATCAATCTTACATCATTGTTAGAAACCCAATGGAACCACAAGAGCAATATCAAGAAGAAACACAAGACGGTGAGTATGTTGCAAAACTAACTACCGAAGAACTAGAAAGTGTTGACGGCCAAAACGAAGTTGCAAGCAACAGAGTAATGGACTTATTAAAAGAGTTAGAAACAGCTCGTAAAGAGCGTAGTTTCGATACTGTCGACGGACCAGTTGGTGAGTCAAGTGATATCGACAACAGCGAAAACACTAAAAGCGCAATAGGGAGCTAATTATGAATATGAAAGATATGATTCAGCGAATGACAGATATCGAAGCTGAAAAACAACAATTAAATGAAAACGAAGCAGGTATGCCGCCTATGGATGCTCCAATGAGTGCTCCAGCAATGGACCAAGGCAATCCTGTAACAATTAACGTATCAATGAATGCTAGTGGCAAAGAACACGTAGCAGACTTATTAGATATGATGAAAAATGCAGGGTTAAATGATGCAGAACCTGTAAGTGCAAAAACACTTTCACCACGTATGGATATGGAACGTTTAGCAGGTATTATGGATGATCCAAAGATTCCAGGTAAAGACGAAGTACCAGGTGACGAAGATACAACAGATAGTAGTTGTAATGATGACATTGATGCAGACGATGAATCAGTAGAAGAATTTGCTAATTCACCTGAAGGGTCAGCAGGCGATCCAGAATACAAAGATCATCACCACATGACAAAAGATTTAAGTGGCGGTATTAATCGTAAGAAGAAACAATACAAAGCTGCACAGCCAGGCGATAATGCAATGGCAATGGAAGGTATTAAAGAGCACCTTTATAACTTACTAGCTGAAAAGAAAGGCAAGCCAGACTTTTTAGATCTAGACAAAGACGGTGACAAGAAAGAGCCTATGAAAAAAGCTGCTAAAGACGCAGGCAAAGGCAAAGGTAGCAAACCTAAAAAAGGTAAAGTACCTCCACAGTTTCAAAAAGAAGCATACGAAGATAAAAAAGATAAAACAGAGAAGTGTCCAGAATGCGGTAAAACTGGAAAAGTTAAATTGATGGCTTGTGCCAGCTGCGGCTGTAAATAAGTAATAAAAAGACTACTAGCTCTCACAACTCAAATAGCGACTCCGGTCGCTATTTTTTTCACTAAATATTAATATGGCAACTAAAAGTTTAGATGGTGTTCTCACCAAGAAAGCAAATCAGAAAGAAACGTTTACCGAGGCTCAGATTGAAGACCTTGCTAAATGTATGGACCCTGATTTAGGATATTTGTATTTTGCAGAGAAATTTGCATTTATTCAGCATCCTGTAAAAGGCAAACTATTGTTTGCTCCGTTTGAATACCAGTTACGATTAATGCACTCATATCACAGTTATCGTTTTAACATTAATATGATGCCTAGACAAACAGGCAAAACTACATGTGCTAGTATCTATCTTGCTTGGTATGCAATGTTTAACCCAGATCAAACTATTCTTGTTGCGGCACACAAGTACACAGGCGCACAAGAGATTATGGCACGTATACGTTACGTATACGAAACTTGTCCAGATCATATTAGAGCAGGTGTTACCAGTTACAATAAAGGTAGTATTGAATTTGAAAATGGTTCACGTATTGTAGCACAAACTACAACAGGCAACACAGGACGTGGTATGTCTATATCATTACTATACTGTGACGAGTTTGCATTTGTGCAACCTAATATTGCTGAAGAGTTTTGGACATCAATATCACCTACACTAGCAACAGGTGGTC